TCACCACGACCATCCCACTCGCACACGCCCCTGCGAGCTACCGCCCCGCTCTCTGATTGCCTCAACGCCAAGGCGAAATCTTCCTAGGTCATGCTCAACCCACACGCCCGGACTCTTGTCATGCCCAACGCTTAGACCCACAGCCCAAGAATGGGATTCAGGAATCAGTGCCGATTCAATGGGTACATCAAGCGCGGTGAGGATCGCCCCTTCTGGACTACTGGCGATCACTCGGCGCCCGCCATCCTCATGCACCAGGGAGAGATTAACATCGAGGGGAGCCGGGTCACATCGGCAGCCAGTTTGGCTAGCGAAGGACGGAGGCTTTAGCTTGATGCTTACCCTGCGCTCTTCCGTCGCCCCAGCCGGGATCTTGTGTGGGGGCTTTGTGGGTATGGTCACGGATTTGCGTTCGGCAATCACTGAGCGATCGGATTGCCTCACTTGGGGGGCTGCAGTAACTGCCTCAGGCTTCGGTGCGGACACATGCAAAACAAATAAGAAAGCAGCCAACACCACGCCCAGCAGGAGAATCACCGCTCCGGCAAAATAAATACGTCGCAGGAGCTCAGAAGGCAAATTGAATATCATGACTGAGCCTTTCCACACCACGCGCGAAACTCACCCGCTTCTGCCTTGCGCCGTTTGATCAACCCTGTCCAGCGCCGCCCCCCTGCGTTATCCCACTTCTCGAACTGATCCGCCGCGCCCAGGCAATCGCCAGCGTTGAGCTTCTTCATCAGCGTGGAATAGCAGACATTCTGCGGGCCGACATTCCACGCGAAATCGACAAGCATTTCCCACTGGCGCTGGGTGATCGCCACCTTACGGCACTTATCGATCACTGGGGCAATGTTGGTCTGAATAATCTCAGCTTCTTCGTCCGCACACTCAGATTCTGTGTAACGGCGCCCCGGCTTCACCCAACCAGGCGCCGCACGATTTGTAACCCCACGGCATACCGTCCATAGCCCCGGTACAGCCGGGTCTTGGTAGGGCACATACCGCGTTCCTTCAAAATGCGCAGTGAAGGTAAGAAGAAAGGCAGAAACAATGCCGGTTACGCCTACTGCGATACTTACTGCGGGAGAGGCCTTGATCGCCACGCTAATCACCTCCCTTTTCTGAGTATTCAATGAAGTGCCCCTGCTCGGCGATATTCTTTGCCAATAGATAGGTCTTCTGCTTATAATACCATGTCATAATTAAACCAGCCACAGCAACCACCGCCCCCACCCCTCCTGCGTGATTGTCAAAAAACACGATGGTTGAATTCAATACCTCCGCGAACCATGTCAAAATAACACCAACCGCCATCGCCCATTTCGCCGCCAGCTCCTTCATATCCTTCTCCCGAAATAGCACATAACCCTACCCACCAATCACCCATCAAATGCCATCTAATTGTGAAACGATGCTCTGAATATATGCTGACACTTCATCAATAGATGTATTGTTTTCAATAATCAATTTTGCAGACACCCGTAAAGACTCTATTTTTGGGCTGACTACATTCAGCCATTGAGTGCCAGCGGCTACTATTTCAGACGCGCACTCTTTGTTACATATGCCTTTTGCATTTGACTCTGCATAAACATAGGGCCATGCTTCAGCGCTGGTCGGCGGATTGGAAGATGACAGTGCAGCCAGATAATCTTGCGCCTGAGCCAGCTTTGCCTGATACACCCACTCTTGCCCCACCCCTGTCGTCAAATAGCGTGATCTGGCACGGCTGGCGGCACCGTCGATGCGGCTTTTAGCTGCAGCTTTTGCTGTCTCAATGGAAACAATTACCGGACTGCATTCAGCTACAGTAGCAGCAATCCTGTACGAAACCTCACCATCATGTATCCCTACCTCTGCCTCATCGCCTGGAGCATTAACAGTGCGAGTTACATTTCCTGACGCATCTAAATATTCAATTTTATTCATCGCGCACATCCTGTGATATTAATCCAACCGTTAATAAGAATTCCCGTTATCAACGTGCCTCCAGGATACGTAAGTACCCCCCCATCAATAGATATGGATACAACATCGCCCTTTTTTAATACAGCAATCGCACTAAGAGTCAATGGAGATCCTATTTGCCCAAGAAAGCTGAACGAAAGGGAACCCACTGTAGATCCATTGACATTAATTCTTGCAGTACCCGATGTAATAGGATCTGTGTACAACACTTGTCCAGAGCTGGTATACCTGGTAGCTCCAGCACCTCCTATATTATATCCAGCAAGAATCGTGCAATTAATCGTTTCCCCGTCTGCCAATGAAGACGGCGCATAGGTAATTGACGTACCAATAACCGACCGAGGGACAACAATTTGTTCAGAGCCTATATTGATACGGTTTACCGCATTGATCGCATTGGCTGTCAAGCTCCCCGAGAACGTCCCTGTAGCAGCCTGGAGCGCACCGGCAAACGTACCCGTAGCCCCGGATAGAGACCCCGCAAACATCCCCGAATCTGCATAGACCGCGCCTTTGAATGTGTAGGTCGCATTGGCAGGATCAATCACAATCCGGTCAATGCCATTTGGATCACGCACTTGCAGGTAATACCTGAAGCCCGGCCCTACACCATTACCCTTTTGCTCCAGGATCAAGGCGCTATTACAGGTAGCACGGAATTCCTGGAAGTAGCCAGCGGTGGGGCTGGCGCACATAATGAACCCATCAACGCCATCACCCCACCATTTTGAGGATGTGCGGATGTAGTTCCAGCTTGACGACACAAGCTCAATCGCAGCGGCGGTGATCGTGCCTAGTGTTGCACTGATGGCAGACAGGGAACTCACTGCGATTTTGTCCGCAGAGACGGCCTTGGCCTGGAGCTTGTCCGTGGTCACTGCCCCTGCTGCGATCTGAGTGGCCGTGACACTGCCGTCGACAATCATGTCGGTGCCAGTGGCGCGGACAACCTCAAGCCAAACACTCGCAAACCCCGCTGTAACACTGGCAAATATGCAGGCGTTGAGATAGGAATAGCTTGGGTTGCCCGTCCAAATGCCTGTGTATGTTTGCAGTGTGCCCAAGCCCTCCGTATTAGATAGGCATGGGACATTGCCCAGCGATGTAGCGATGGTGTTGCTGCCCACCGGCCCAGGCTGCCCCCATGCCGAGCTTGGGAATAGCGCACAACACGCAAGCTTGCCCACAAAATCTGCACTACGGTAAATGCGCAACCGCACACGGTATGCTGCTCCAGCATCGGCAGGAATAGTCTGACTCACCGCCTCGACATAGGCGCCCGGTGTGATCTTGAGATACCGCCCCGGCATACCATCACCCGACGTGCTGTCACAAGACGTGCAGTTCGACGGCCATGCGGTCTGAGCACCGTGGAACCACCACGATGGCGAGTAAAACCCTTCATCGCGCACCATGTTGGAGGCGCCAATAAACACCTGATCGGCGGTCACTCTGAATTGTGACGTGCTCCCGTCGTTGTAGCTTTTAAGCCCAGAAATGTAGCCGTTTGATGAGAGCGTAACGCCGTAGCTCGCGGCAATCTTGCCTGCTGTCGCGTTCGCCGTCTGGGTCACTTGGCTGACCGCCTCCCATACTCCGTTTGAAGACGGTGCCCAAGGCGACGGCGCGGTTTGCGCATCAGCAGCACGCTCTAGCATCGGATGCACAACCCAACTATTGGCATCTGAATCGCCTGTGCCGTACTGGCGCAGGCAAACAACCCCATAAACGGCATTGGCGGGTGCGGTTGCGAATACCGAGACGCGTTTCCAGTTTGCAAGGCTCGTGCCTCCTATGGCACCTGCATTGTCTGGCGTGTGCGTCTCCGCAATCCACGCCCTGGATGCATCCAGCCATGAGATGTAGAGGTCACACTTCGAGCGGTGTGACGCCACCCAGCCTGATAGACAATAGCGTGCGCCAGGCTCAACACTGATAGTCGGGCCATTCACATCCTGTATGCCTGTCTGTACTCCGGGCCGCACGAATCCCAGGGAGTGCATGCCTGTCGGCAACCATGCTGGCGCAGACAAGTCACGGACTATCGTGGGCGTCGCATCTGTACTGACTTGCTTCCCCCCTACCACCCACCCCGCAATATCCACATCAAAACCAGAGTTGGGCAGCAGATTACCGCCACCGCTTAGGCTGGCCTGTACGGTGCTGATAGATGATGACAGCGCGGTATCAGCATTGGCTCGCGTGGTCTGTTCGGTCGTCAATCCCGCCTGTACAGTGCCGACCTGTGCGGCCAGCGTTGTGCGGGCGCTTGCCTCGGCTTGATCAGCAAACATACGAGCCAGCGTTTCAGTCTGAAGGCCAGCCATACTTGCGCCGGGGGCTTTGCGCCCGATGGCGATCCAGTCAAAACGCCAGGTGCTGCCTGTAGTGTCCTGAATCTTGATGGCGGTAATCGTGCTGTTGAGCCAGTCATTGCCACCGGCATCCAGCACCGAGGTATCCCACTCGATGACATTCACATCGCCCGTACCGGCAGTGACGACGGTAGAGTCTTTATCGAGTGGGGTGAAACCATGCGAAGCGGTTGAATAGTAGAGCGCCAGCGTTGCAGAACCCGAGCCTGTGACACGTTGCACACGTGCGCGGACGACTGAGTATTGAGCACCAGAGACAGAGATTGCCCCACTGGATAGATAGGTGCCATCCGATGTGCCGCTGGTCGAGGCTTGTATCCAGCCCCCTTGAGCGGTCAAATTGCTGCCTGTCCAGCCCTCGGCATCATTATCAAAATACCAGCATGCGCCTGGATCAAAGCCCCCGGCAACCCCTGCGGTCAAGGTGCTGATCTGCTGGGCAAGGCCTGTGTTTGCGGTTTGGCGCAGTGTGGCTTCGTTGGTGATGGCCGTGGCGCGTAGCGCCGCTTCGGCTGCCACCTGTGCGGCTACACTTCCGGCTGTGCTGGCCGGGGCATCTACGAGCGAAATACGATCCAGCAGAGTTTGATTGATCTGTGCATCGGCAATCTTGCCGGTAATGTCATCAGCATACACAGCAAAGGTGTATTTGCCTGTCGTAATGTCCCAAGTCGCCATCTTGCCGGTTTTGATGTCATACGCGGCCCAATAGGCGCCCCCCCCAGGTGGGTTTGATCCAGGGGCTGCAGTCACCGTGGATACGTCGGCAATCTTCTGTACGCCGTCTGCCTTGGCCGATACTGCCAGCGCGACCTCACTTGACCAATTGAGCGCATCCGGGCCGAACTGGTCATATTGGGTGGCACGCACATACCAAGTGCCTTTTGCCAGATTGACCGCTGATGCGGAAGTCTGCGGGCCGTCATAGATCTGTGTGGCGGCGGCAGGGTCAAATCCTTGGGTCTGGCTGATGCAGATGCGGGATGCCTTGTAGGCAGCATCCGTACTGGCGGCGAGTGACACGATCATGGAGGCCACCGTGTCTTGCACCGATACCGTTGGCGCGGCAATCTGCGCCTTAGTGGCGATCAGGACAGCGGCATCGGTACTCTGACCATTGACGGCCACCGCATACACCCGCAGTTCCACCGTGCGGCCAATGCCCCAGCTCACCAGCTCGGCAATCGTCGCAGAGAACCGGGTATTCGTGGTCGTGAGGCTCTTTTTGAGGGTGTTGTTCGACCACAGCTCAAGGTTGTAGTAGCTCGCTCCGGCGTAGGCGTTCCACTTGGCGGCAAAGGTAGTGCCAGTGAAGGGGGATTCCAGCACCAGACCCGCCACAGCACCCAGCGGTGCGCCTTTGACGACATAGGCCACGGGCGATACATCGGCCAGCGATTGCAAGGCAGCGCCATACTTGTTGTAGCTCAGGATCTTGATGTACAGCGTTTTGCCGATCATTCCGCTTTCATAGGGATAGCGGAATTGTGAGCCATCCAGGCGGGCGAACTGTGCGCCGGATTCGTGAGAGGTGATCTTTGATCCGTATGCGCCACGTCGGATGTTGGTGAGATCGTAGCGGCCCACTCCGGTGAGGTCTGCGCCCAGGTAGCCCAGCAGTTCGCCTCCCGCAGCGGTGCCCACATAGCATAGGCTTTGATACAGATCGCGCACGGCCTGAGTAACGGGCACCAACTGCCCACCACTGACCGAGATATCGATCGCCAGCGTGTTGGCGTTATCCGGGTCACTTGCATAGGGATAGGCCGCACTCAGAGTGCCGTGACGGGCTGCAGAGCTGACGGTGCCTGCAAGGCTGTAGGTAGCGTCATCCAGGCTCACCCATACCTGCGCGCCACCCCAGTTTGAACCGCCACTGGTCAGTAGCCAGACTTCAGGCTCGCCCGCCAGACTCACGGGCGGCTCAAAGATAACGGGCATATTGACATTGCCTGGGGCTACGTTGTAGTCTGTCTTGTAGCCCGATGTTGGCTGTGTCGTAATCTTCGTGCCGGTGGCGACACCAAAGGGCCATTCTTCTGCACTGATCGTCAGCTCGCCATCGTCTGATTCTTCGATGCTGGTCACGCGCAGTGGGTATTTGTCCAGATTCTGCGGGCCGAAAGTCAGCGTGATCAAATCCATGGGTTCCAGCAGACAAAAGCGCTGGTCTACGTGCAGCTCGACGGTACTGCGGATGTATAGATCACGGTTGAGTGTTGATGCTGCTACTGTTGCTGCAACGCTTCCGCGAGTGATGCAATGCAGGGTCATGCTATTGGTCTTGGCCCCATATTGATTGACATGCGTCAGATCAGAAGCCGTAACCGGCACCGTCGCATAATCCTTGCTGCGGTCGTAATACTCTACCGTCACCTTATTATTGGCATCACGTGGCTGGGCACGGGTAATGACTGGAGCCTCCAGCAAGTCATCTTCACCAATGTCATACACTGGTGTAACATTCGGCTTCCAATTGCCAATGGCCTCATCACCAATCGGCACAATCTTGACTACACCCTGTGAAGGTACAGCGACCGCCATCGTCGCATCTAATACTTGTTGAACATATTGGCGTGCCTCTTGCTGCGTATCCGCTACCAGAGAAATACTCAGGTCATTGGCCTCACACCACGCGCGATAATCGGTCAAGTCTGCCAAAGTATCAGAAGGCAAGCCCAAGCCTTCAACCGGATCAGTCCAGATATCCTGAATAACATCTGCAGGCGGCGCATCACCGTCAGTTGACGTAGCCCTTTCACCCACAATTTCAAAGGTCCATTGGGGCGAATTGTAGCTATCTCCCAAGTCATAATTGGCACATGCGGCATAGGCGATGCCAGAGTAACTAATCGCCTTGTTCTCATAATTCGAACTCAGGTAGCTCCAGGGCTTTTGCCCAAGCGCCCCCTTATTGAGAGAAAAGCCCAACTTGCTAGGCTCATAGCTTGTGTCATCAATCCATACCCGGCTCACACTGGCAATCGGGCCTGCACACAAGCCCAGGGCAAATGATGCAGAATAGGTATATGTAGACGTTCCACTGCCACCTCCACCCCCTTTACCTGCCTTAGACTTGTGCTCGTGGCCCTGAAAATCGCCGTACCACAACAAGTTGCTCGACACACGCGCTTTACCCCACACACGCGGAATCGTCGTACCGTAGGCAGACTGGGAGACGCGTAGCGACAAGACCTTGGAAGACTCATTGCTTGCTGCTGAAGAGCCACTATTCACAACGCCTCCTTAACTCTGAAAAATTTAACCTCACGGCCCGCAAATCGCCCTTGGTCAGCATCATCCATTGACACCCGTCCTGCATTGATATCCGCATGGATTACAGTAGGCCAATTCACCACAATCGCCCCATGTGCAAAACAACGTCCCCATTTGAAGAGTGCAATATCCCCCGCCTGTGGAGCATCCACTAGTTCAGCACGATTAAGCACATAAGACACAAAACGTTCTTCCGAACGGTGCATCATCCAGTCAGCAGGATAAGCATCTATCTCAAATTCAGGTACAAGGCCGAGCCCCTCGACAAACACCCCATATAGCAACTGCGCACAATCAACTCCTGCACCCATGATTCTGGCATGATGATGATAGGGCGTACCAAGCCACTTCGTAGCCTCCGCTACGATGCGATTCGCTTCACCCATCTCAATACGCAGTTTCTGGAGCTGGAATGAAAGGCTCCCCTCTGAAGTGGGCCGTATTGTCATACTTTTGGCAGCGAGCATAGGTCCCATCACACCCTGGCCAGATCACAAAGGAATCTCCTGGTGATACTGCGCGAGGCAAAGGATAGGCAAGCGTCATGACTCCACCCACAACATGCTGTTTCACCGTGCGCCGAGCACCCGCATTCAATCCCGAGGTAAATCGCAATTCTCCGCCATCAAAGTAACCTGCATCCTGTGTCAACGCAGTCAGGAGCCTTGACTGGGAACTCCCCGCCTGCAAAGCCCCAGTAACCTGATACTTTGTGCGAGACAAAGTACACCCCCCGTCAAAAATAGTACGATCACACGCAGGCTGGAACACAGCACGCGGAAACACCCGAGACAACTGTGCCAGCGTACTCTTCACCGTAATACTGATATCCTGCTCAATTTCCACCCCATCCACGGGGCCGGAAAAACGCATCACAGCACCAACAATCGACCCACCGGGTTGGGCGGCGTGGCCCCGATACAGCGTCACACTCGCCCCATCAAACGCACCATTCGCACAGGCTTCACGCCAGGGCAGGCCAAACAGAGTATCTTCATCCTTTGGGCGAATTTCCAGCTTCAAATCATCCGCGTCCAGGCCACGAGATACGCGCACACTGTCACGCTCAATCAAAGGACCACCGCCTTGATAAGTATTGCCATTGTATGAAACGGACAATCCAGCATTTGCATAACGCAGCACAGTGCCATCCATAAACAAAAATTCATACAAATCCACCGCCCAAAAATTGCGGGTTCCAAGCAAATCAATATGTGCCTTCGTAGTCGTAATCATGTTGGATACACCTTGCTGATAAACTCTACTTTCCCACTCTTCCACAATCCAGAGAAAATTTGCTCGAAGTCCAGCTTGTCGTCGGCAAACCGTACTGGAATCAGGTAATTTCCCGTCCAGCTCAACGCCGCTCCAGCTTCAGGAGCAGAGGTAAATTGCACCTGCCCCGTCGTGCCGATAACATAATCAGCTTGCTTGGTCAGTGCCACACCATCCTTCATGATCACAGGTGAGCCTGCTATTGCCCACACAGGCTCCAACCAAGTATTGATCGGGCGATTTAGCTGAAACAACGTGGCACTTCCGTCCCCCATGCCAAACTGTTGATTGCTTACCGAGTTGTACTCAGGATCCTGGAAAAGAAATGTGCCAAAACTACCCCGCTGGCTGTTGAAAAACGCCGCCAGAGTCGCCACTTCACCATCTGATGCACGTAGAATTTCAAATTGCAAAGAAAAGCGCCAACGTGGCCACGCCCGCTGCGCGATAGTGGTTTCAACTCCAGACCATGCTTCTTTGATACTTGTTTGCCATTCTGGCTGACGGTGAATAGCAATATCCATTCCTGGAAGTATAGGAAAAATGTTCATGCTCGATACCCATCCTTCACAGCTCCTTTCACGGCATCGGTAATTACTCGGCCATTATCGCGGAGCAGGCGTTTCACACTCTTGGCATCTACTGCAGAAATATGCACATGTGTATCTCCCCCCCCACCACCACCGTCACCCCCTGTTGCGATCATAGAACGCAGGGGATTGGCAATATGCGCAGGCAGCACCATTTCCTGCTCATGGAGTTGGGTCATGGGATTCACGCCAGCGGGAATGTCATACCCACCTGATGCGGACTTGACATTGCTGGCCAACGCAATAACGCCTGAAAACGCCGCCGCACTCGCTGCAATCGCCAAAACAGGACCTACATACGGTACCCCAACCATAGCCTTCCATGCCCCAGCCATCGCCTCCCAAGCAGAAGTAGTAATATTCTTGATCGCAGACGCAGCCCAGATAGCTACTGATTTTGCGGAAGCTGCAAGTTCTGCCGCCTCCCTGGTAGCAATCCCCGCCAATGTAGCTCCACTCTTGGATTCCTCACCCAACAACCACTCGACCGCCATTTTCTTGACATTACTAACAAACCATGAACGCACAGCAGAGACCGTATCCTTGTAAGCATTCTTCCACTTAAAATCACCCTTGATCATCTTATCGATGTGGGATTGCCACACGTTCCCTAGGTTCTTCTCCAAGTCTTTCATTGCTGTGGTAAGAAATTTGCCGCTGTCATTACTACCCTGCACCTTGATAGCTTTGAGCTTCTGCTGATGACCCAACTCCAGTTGCTCAACCTCTTTTGAAAGTTTATCGGCCTCCGCTTGATTACTATCCTTAGCCGCCAAGGCCATACGTTCCTTCAAACCTTTGAGCTTGATCTCATAGCGACGATTCTCAAACTGTTCCTCCAATTCAAGCATCTTTTTCTGATCAATGATTTTATTTTCAAGCTGAATTTTGGCAATACTCTCATCGATTTGAACTTCTCGTAAGGCATTTGCTTCTGCTTCAGTGGCCTTGCTGTCCTCGCCTTTATCGTCAGGCTGCTTCTTGCGGCCTGCAATTGCCTCCAATTCTTGCTTGTGGCTGATCTCCAGCAACATGATCTTCGCAAGAGCGCTCTTGTGGGCATCGGTCTTTTCCCCATATAATGCAGCTTCCTGCATGAGCGCCTTAAGCTCTATGGCATAACTCCGATTAGCAAACTCTTCTTTCTTTTCGAGAAGTTTTTCTTCAGTGATGAGTTTTAGCTCAAACTTCTTATTCTCCACTTCCTCTTCAAGCTTGATCTGCTTGAGAGAATCCCCCGTCTGAGCACTTTTTCCTCCCTCTCCTTTGCCACTTACCTTTTGCTTTTTGCCCTTGGTATTAGGCTTATCCGTAGGAGTAACAGTCGGCAGGAATACCTTTTCAATTTCACTATTAGTCTTTTGAGAGGATTCAACCATCTTTTTCATGGCTTCATCCCAGACTTGATTAATGCTATTGCAATGGCTCTGGAGGGCACTTTTAGCCCCAGAAAAATCGCCCCGAAGAGCCTTGCTAAAACTCTCTCCAAGCGCGACAAATATCTCCGACATGCTTTTGTTTGCAGCAACACAAACTTCCCATACCGTTACTACACCGTTGCGTAAATACCAGAACGCAGCAGTCAATCCACCCACTGCTCCACGAGTAACCGTCACTGCAGCCGGGCCAATAGAGGAAAACCAATCGCCCATTTCTGTCACAACAGGCATCACCACGTCCCCAATAGTCTTCTGAAGACCTTGGGTCACAGCATCCATGTTTTTCATGGATTCTTGATATTTCTCCTGCGCCTCAACATTTTCCTTCCCAACAACCAAGCCCAGACTTTCCTGCTGTTCACGAGCCTTCTTCAGGGTTTCATTGTTTAGCTGCATCAGACTGTCAGCTTCATTGATACTGATCCCGAGCAGCTTCTGGCATACTGCATTGCGATCCAGGCCCTCCTTATGCTGATTGATGACGGCAATAGCATCAACCAACACATCTTTCGCATCGCGCAAATGACCTGTCGAATCCCGAGTATGTATTCCCATGCCTTTCAAGGAAGACTCATTCTCATGAAGGGCCGAATTGATATTCTCTACTGACTTGACATAGCTTGATGAATCTCCATCAAGGCTTGAAATAGCAAACTTGAGTGTAGATGCCTCTGTTGTACTAATACCCAGCGTATGCCCAAGGTCAACCGATTCCTTAGTCATCTTCGCCGACATATCGGCAAACTGTTTCATGGCTTGATAAGCAGCCACAGCCATTTGTGCAAAAGCCGCGAACTGACCACCAACCAGCTTCAGAGCAGAAGATACGCCACCCGCAGCTGAACCGGTTTCACCCAATTGTGAACCAGCATTCCTCACGCCTGAGGCGGTAGACGTAATCTCTGTCCTTACCGATGTAGCCACCGTTTGTATAGAAGACAATTCAGTACTGCTCGACTGCGATGCTCTGCTCATAGTCGCCAACTGACTTGATGCAAGCTGTGCTGCATCACCAGCACCGGTGATCTGCCCTCGCGCAGATTGTGCACTTACTCCGACAGCACGCATTTGTTCGCTAGTTGAATTGGCCGTTGTCCGTGTAGACTCAAACTCAGTCTTCATGGTCACCACAGTCTGGGTCATCGTGCTCATCTGCGTTTTCGCCGCTTGTGCAGCATCGCCAGATCGGCGAACCCCTTCCGACAAATTGCCGGCCTCGCCACTGGAAGCTTCACCACAGGCCTCTGAGAAACTCTTGATGGACTCTACAAGCTCTCCGACCTTGGCTTCACTATCCCCTGAAACCACCTCAAATAGAGAGTTAAGTGACGAAACAACACCTTGGACAGACTCTCCAACTGAAGAACATGCTTCTTCACCAGCCTTGCCACCACCTTCAAGCGTTTCACCAACTTGGTCAAAAGCGTCTTTGACCTTGCCAGCCATCTCGGCAAATGATTCGTTAATGACGTCGTTGAGTTCTTTAACCTTTTCTCCAGCCTGTTCCAATGCCCCTTGTACTTCATTGGTATCCGCTGAAAGCTTAATCTCAATTCCGTTTTCTTCACTCATCAATTTTCAGCCCCTTAGCCTTCAACAAGGCTTCAAATGCATCGGCAGGCATCGGCGTGGCCGGGATCAAAGATTGATCCTGCAGGTCCTTGATGACAGGCTCCTGTTCTTTCGGCTTGATACCCAAATAGGCGGCCACCATCAGATGCAATGGTGGCAATTGCGCCCAATAACGATTCAATGCCTCCAGCCGAGGCAGATCGACGTTTTCGGCAACGTAATCCCACGTCCAGCCAGTCACGGCTATGACGTGGGCGTACAATTCACCCCAGTCCGTCAAACCCCCGGCTGAATTTCCCCCAACTTGTCGGCTTCCTCAGTACTGCGACGCTTCAGGCCGGAAATATCCATCACTGCTTCAAACACAATCGCCATATTGGCAACATCGATCAAATCAGCCACTTCATCACGCTTGAGATCCGGGTAGTTGCGACGCAGTGCAGAAAAAGCGGCATCAATCACAGTGGAAACCTGTGCCATATCGCTGACATCGCCACTAAAATTGGTAATGCGCGATTGCAGCTGTTCCAGAGCACCAAGCGCGATGGGTGGCACCACATAAGTTTGGCCACCCAACTCGACGGGAATCCCTTTTATTTTGACAATACTCATGAATTACTCCTGTACCCAGATAGTGCCAAGCTTGAAACCTGCTGCATCGGTAGAAGCGGAAAAATCAATTTCCGGAACACTGAAGTCATCGCTTTTTGCAGAGAACATATGCAACTTGGTTGATGTGATGGACTCCAACTCAACCAGACACTTCTTGCCCTGGTATTGTGCAAGGTAAGCAATCTTGATTTGCGGCGCCTGGCCCATTGCGATATTGTTAAGCGTAATCTGCTTGGCACTGGCCAGGGAATAGCTGTATGAATAGCTGCGATAGACCTGCAAGCCTGCATCGGCAGCGGCAAACACATAGTTACCGGAAGCATCCACACTGTACTGTCCGCTAACTGGCGAAGCTGCAACTTTCACCATGGTCTGACCATTGGCGTTGACTACACCCAGATCCTCGATGAAAGTACCGCTGTTCAATGGGGTAGTTGTAATCGTGTATGGCGTGGAGGAAGGAATAGCGATGCCGTTGGTATCAGCATACAGAGCTTTCATTGTGCCGGTGGCCATGTTGTTGCCAAAAAACAGGTTGTTCAAGGCCAGGCCATTGATCAAAGCGCCCTTCATTTTCCCGGTCGTCTTCACCTTGCCCATGGCCGTAGCAAGCGCATAACGATTCTGACCGTAAAATTCCTTGAGTTCACCCGAGAAGTCGAGCGAGAGTTCTTGCAGACCAGCAATGCGGATCGGCGTGGGATTAGTAATGACGTTACCCGCAGCATCGCGGATCATTTGGGCAAACAGCTCACCCGAGCCAAATGTCAATTGCATTGTATTACTCCTTGTAAGGAAAAATGTAGCCGCTGCATGCAGGTCAGCTAACTAGAATGACGACAGGCACAATGGCCACAGCCTGATCTCCCAGGCTACCTTCGTCGGTTTGGATTACCCCCTCGACCCGGCAGTGGGAAACACCCTCAACAGGCAAGGTACTGCGGCCTGTAATGGGGTTAAAATCACTTACCGCTACACATACTGAATCCAGCAGGGGATTAAGCACTACACCTGCCGGTATATCACCATCTGTACGCGCATAGAGATAGAACTTGGCGGTCATCCGCCAACGCGAAGGCTCACCAGTCAGCGTCACGACTTCTTCGCTGCCTTGCACCATAAAGAGAGCCGGTTGCGCAAGGCTATCCACATCGGCCCAGTGACGAAGACGTCGGCTGGCTGTCACAAATCCAGGGAGTTGTGACACACGCGACCATAGTGTGGAATAAATTGCTTCACGATTCATGATGAAATCACCTCGGCAATCCCCTCCTGCAAGGCATTAGTGAATATGCTTCGGGCCTGAGTCAGCGATACAGAAACGTCATTGGCAATACCTTTACCCTGCAAGCCCCGTCTTGCTTTGGCTTGAGCAAGTTTAGATTCCGGAGACTCCGCCGCTACAGCTTCCAGGCTGACAGGCAAGCTCAATTCACCGCAAACTTGGCTATGATCTGCGGCAACGCTTCGCAATTGGCTATCAAGGCTTGATGCTGTCTGTTGCATGCAGGCCTGTGAAATCTCCTGGATTCGTGAAGGTAGTTGCGCCAATCGCTCCAAGACCGCGTCATTTCCTGTAATAGATACCTGAATCATGTTTAGAACGCTGCGACAATACGATAGTTAGAAAGAATCCTGCGCGCAGAGGGTGTCAATTCATCGACAATATAGTTAATGGTCTCCCCAGCAAGTGCTTTGCTGCTGACATCCAGGTGATCACGGCGGCGAAACATCAACGCTACAGTCTCAATACACGCTTGCTGCATATCGGCAGGAATTGCTTCAAACCCTGCGGTGTAATCAACGCGCACGTTACTTATGCCAGATCGAAACACTAGATTTGTGAGTCGTATGGTGCGGCCGACAAGAGAAATTGCTTCTACAGGGGTCGATTGACCATCAATCGACACAGCCTCGACCGACTGAATAGGCGCATCTCGCAGAATCATGCAATTCGAGTTGTTTCCATTACGCCATTCGGTACGTGCCTCAAGCGTCAGCTTCCGCTGGCAGTAGTTCTCAATAGCCGCACTAGCACGCTCAATCAAGGCAACCAACAAAGCATCCTGAGACGCATTGGGCACAGCGCCCAAGCCCAGATAGGCCTTGACAGCATCCAAGGTGATCAGTGCAGTCATCGCAATCAGTCCGAGTCCGTCGATGCGGTTTTACGGGACCGGCTACGCACCGGTTTGTCTTCTGGTGCATTACCATAACCAAAGCCATACAATGTCAACGCAGCTTCGACAGGAACTGTAACAACGCCTTCTGCATCAACGAGGTATTCCTGCCCACCAAATGAGGCTGCGGTTACGCCATCTGGTGCCATCAGTTTGATAGTTTCCATATTGATCCTTACTGAAATGAAAACCCCGCACACGGCGGGGTTTATGGTTTAGACAGACGGCAATCAGCCGCCAATATTGGTGATCACACCGAGAGATGGCGGGAAATAGTGCTGCAGGACTTCATCTGCATAAACTCCATATTCATATTTTCTAGTCCGCAGAGGCCATTCAATCTGGTAGTAATCACGTCGGGTACGCACGCGACACATGTCCTGTACGCCATCCAGATACGCAGGCACGCGCGTGGTACGGAACAAAATGGTCCCCGAAGGCAGGTTCGGATGCACAATCAGATCAAGTACTTCACCGGTAATCGGGGAAAGATACTTACCCACATTGCGACCTGCCACTACATCGACAGCCGTGGCAGAATCCACCGTAAACATCACGTTCGGGTTGGCCGAACCCAGCACAAGATCCGTGATTTTCTTGAATTGACGCAAGTTCAAATAGATCTTGTCCGGTTGCAGGCGATACTTGTCATAGAAATTTGCTAACGCAGCATCGATTTCCACCACACGGCCGCTGCCAGCAGTAAGCGAAGTCCCAACACCGGGTGTGCCAGTAGAGAAGGTGTTGTAATACCCCCCGAGGTTGCTCTTACTGGCAATCGTCAACAAGCCATCAAACTCCAATGAACTGGTTGAGAAATCCGCAGCAGGCAAAGATGCTGCGGTCTGTGTACCAGTTGCCGGGGAATTTATGACAATTGAATTGATAGTAGTCACGGCTCCCAGCACCTCAGTCCCCGCCGCACCCCAATACCAAGCATAGGCTACCGCACCGCGCACCGGGGTGACAGAGGCTGAAACGGAAGCATTTGAGCCACTCACAGCCACGCTGGCTGCAGCACTCTTCTGTGCAGTACCCGCCCCTACCGTATCAGTACTGCCATCAGCATTGGTGCGCACAATCTGAGTACGGATCTGCGCATTGGCGGCATTGAATGCCCCCCCACTTTGTCCATTGTTGATGCCAGCGACATCCCAATAGGATTGCAACCCCAAAGCCACGCAGATCACAGACAGCGTTTGGGCACCGAGTGCCCCACCACTTGTGGAGGCACTCAGAGTTGGCGTGGGCGTTACTCCAAGCATGTTGGAGGTATTGCCTCCGAGCAGCAACATCTCCTCTTCAATCATCAAGCCTTCTAGCGTTTGGGCCACAGCCAGTGCTTTCACATCTTCAAACCCTTGTGCAGCATAGTCGGCCTCAAAGCTCACCGATTTTTCCAGACCAATCCCACGATAGGCGGCGAAATATTCCGCGCTGCTGTGTTGGGTTTGTGCACCTCGCTGCCCTTCACTGACCCCCGCACGTACCCGCGTGGTATTGATGCCGGTAATCGCCCGCCAGTTTGCCTGCGATGAGAACCCGCCTCCCACGCGAGGAATGGTATTACGTAGTGGGCATAGGACTGGGTAGAGCTTTCGAGACGGGGCTTCCAAGTCATAGCCCTGAATACCCGCCGTTGCGCTTCCAGGCTGGGTAAAGTTTTTGGCAATATCATTTGTTGCGTGAGCTTGAGAGGTTTTCACCAATTCCAACAGCTCATTCATCTTGATGGCGCCCATTGTTTCTCCTTTAAGTTGCCATTTGCATTTTTACATGCATCTGCCGGAATGCTCCGACGTTTGATCTCCCTCATGCAGACAGAAGGCGTTTCCCACTCTCGCAGCAATCACCAGCGGAGTGTGAAATCTCTTATCCAAAGCTTACCGGCCTTGCCTGCGCAGCCTTGACCAAAGTAGCCACCTCATCAGCCACACCATCGCTCTTCACGACCGGACGCGGGCCACGCGCCAGACCTATGCCATCTTCTGACTTACCCACGGCTACACCATGCAGTGCTACACGCGGTGACTCTGCCTTGGCGAGTAGATCGCTATGTTGCTTACGCAGTGTCATCAGCTCGGCAATAGAGGCTTTAAGCAAATCGTCCGCATCTGCATTGCGCGGCACGGCAATCGCTGCGGCCTTGGCAATCCGGGCTACGCGCTGGCGCTCGATAAGCGCACTTTTGCCAGACACTTCTTCCTTGACGTCCGGATCTTCCTGGTCTTGGCCTTCAGCACCTATGTCGTTTTCATCCTGTCCGATGTCTTCACGATCACACCCCAGCTCGGTCAGCGCATCCTGTACGCTTTGGCATGCCGCCATCAGCGCTTTCAATGCCTTTCGGGTTGAGCTGGACAATTCGGCCTGCGTATCGTCCTCGTTATTGACGGGCTCGGAATCTTTTCCCGCTACCTGTGTATCGGCCTTGAACATGGTGAATACTGCCTCGGGGTTGGCCGGGCGATCCACCAGCGAGACTTCGACCAAACGCAAACCAGTAATCAGATTTTTGTTGATCTCATCACGTGCTGTCACCTTGCCGCCAATCGAAAAACCCTTATACACACCGGATTCGACCTTCTTGACTGCAACGGGATCTACTACATGGGCGCCGAACCAAGTGCGCCCATCAGCCAGGACTTCAGCCTCAATCGCAGTACCCGCTGCAATCGGCTGATGCATTTCGCGTACTGCTCCGAACTTGAGATACTCTGGCAAAGCCGCTTTGATGGCCAAGGCACTGACTACTTCGCCGTCGGAATCGACCGTCTCTGTACTGGCATAACCCCAAACCTTAAGGGTGCCATCGTTCTGTTTCTCGGTTTTTTCAATTTTTGCGTATAAACGCATTTTCTATCTCCTAAATAAATGATGGAGTCAGGCTACAGCCTTAAATCTTTTTTGGCATCTTGTGGATACATCTTTGCCCATTGTGCGTCAGTCAGTGGTGGCAAGCCGATTTGGCTACGGGCTTCATCCGGATGCATGATTTTGGCACCCACATAACCAGAGAGAACCTGTTGTCGAACTTGTGGGCTGACGATGTCACCTTCTTGCCAAACGAATTCCAAATCCGGCTCGTCCAGACATTGCGCCAGCAGGCGATCAATGAGTGACTTTACCCACTGCTGCATCGGTGCAAGACCTTCCGCCAAGGATTGCTCACGATTGGTTTCTGCTACGGAACGATTGACCTGTGCTACAAATGGTGTGGCATCAATTGCAAAACAGTAGCAAACCACTCGGGCCAGCCATTCATCAAACATATCCTTAAGTGGAGGTTGTTTGACTTCATGGAAGTTCCTAGCTATTTCGCCGGGAACGAATTTGAGCTTACGACGGCTGGCCATGTCATCTGTGAGCAGCATATCCCAGTAATCTTGAAACTCACGAATCTGCTGTACCGACCAATCGCTCGGAACACCAGCCAGGGCATCCGGTACAGTGCCCTCGGTAAAGTAGTTCAGTGTGGAGATTTGACGCCGTAACGCAATATTGACGGTGTTGATCACCTGCTCCACAGGCGAGTATCCATATACCTTATGGGTACGAAGATTGCGGGGCTTGTAAATAAGTTCTTCTCGACTGTAGTCGACGACTGGCACACCTTTGAGGACTTGTTGGTAGGCAGCCCCTTCTTGCGGAGTACGCCCGGTGGCATCGATAATGCGCTTGATTGTTGCACCGTCAATCGGTTCCAGCGCATACAAACTACCACCATTCGTGCGCCTTACGTACACTGTGGGGGCATCAAGCACAAAGAGATCTTCAAGCAGCATGCGCAACCATTCGTCCCAGGTATGCTCACGGTCTGGCATCGAGAAAAACGTCTCTGCTTTACGGCAACGCGCATCTCCATGACTGCCGTCTTGGCGAACCCGGATCGACCACGGCAAGGCACAGAGTTGATCCTTTCGGGTCTCGATGACCAAACGTAGCAAATCGAAGTTATCGGCCAAGGCACGCAGTTGATCAAAACCAACAGCCTCTTCCGAACGAGGACGTATGCTGACGTTGTAACCTGTACGATAATCAAACTGCCGCCCCGCCACGCCTGCTTCCTCAGCCTGTTGCATATTCAATGCGGGGGCCATTGGCTGCATTGGGCCGAACCAGTCATTTGGTGCGGCACCTGTCAGGGCATAGCGCAGCCCGGTTGCAATGCGCGTAACAAGGCCTGGCTCAATGTTGGAGCCTTGTGTGTTGCGATATGTCATCTATCAATCCCTTCGTGATTGCGCCCGAATCCAGTCGAGCATGCCTGTGTTGGCGCCGATCAGTCCTGAGAATGCGCGGGCTAGTGCGTCTATCTGGTCGTCATGATTTCCATTCGGGAACAGCCGCATCTCGTTAATCAGCGCATCGTTCCACGCCGCACGCAGCATCAATACGTTGCCGACATTGATCTGAGCCGCCAGCGGTGTAGCGCGCGTGAATTTATCGCCACTCTCGGGCGAGCATTGCACTGTGTAGCCTGCCAAGGCACGCGTCAGGTAACGCACCTGTGTCTTGCCGGCTTGACCAGGATCTTGCGGAAGACTAATCCGTACTGCATAGCCATCGCGTTTGGCAGTAGCCAGCAACATGGCATCACGCTCTTCCGGCCCGCAGCGCACGCGCACCATGTCTGCAATCAGGTAGCGGCCATCGGGCAAACATCCAAGTTTGGCACCCACGGTGTAATCTCCCTTGGGACTGGCCGCCAAATCCCATCCGCGTAGCCATTCGATACGCTGAGCCGGCAGGGCATCAATGACTTCGATACGCTCGGGCTTGATGACTCCACCCTGGGGCGGCGCCGGTTGCTGCCGATATTGTCCGGCAAACGTGTAGGGCGCAACCTCTTCCATGCGCTGCAATGTCTCAGCGTCGTGCTTTTCTGGCCAGAGTGGAGTGCCATCGTCATTCCACACAGGCAAGCACAGATGTTCCCACACTTCACCATTGCCGCCTGCCAAAAGCCAACCCGCCAGATCGCGCTCATGCAATCGCTGCATGATTACGATGATGGGCATCTGTGGGCTATTCTTGCGGCTTTCCAGTGTATTTTGAAACCAGTCAATCACGCCTTGACGAATGACATCGGAACGTGCCTCATCCGCTTTATGCGGGTCATCTACAATGATTGCGCCGCCAAAACCTTCACGATGCTTGCCTGCACCAAATCCGGTAATTGCACCGCCTGCGCCGGTGGCATACATCACCCCACCCGCAGTGGTTTTCCAATGGTGCTGGGCGTGGCTGGAAAGTTGAAGATCAGGGAATATATCTGCATACGCCTCGTGCTGTACTAACTCGCGTATGTTGGCGCTGTTATGGATAGCCAATGGTGCAGAATAGCTGGTGTGGATGAATTCCGCATCCGGTGCCTGCCCCAGTGCCCAGGCGATAAAGTTGACAACAGCCAGCTCAGTCTTGGAGTAACGCGGCGGCATATTGATGATAAGACGCTTGCACTCGCCACGAAACACCCGCATGAGTGCATCGCACAAAATGCGATGATGCCGTGCACGCTGCCAGCGGTAACCCTTACGGCGCCAAAACATCCAACGTGCAAACTCATACAGATCTTGCCGCGCCCAGCCAATGGCGGCGAGCTGATCGGCGGGGCTAATACTTGTCGCGGACAT